TGGTCCACGATCTCTCGGTGCTCGTCATCGGTGGAGTATTCGATCTTGAACCCGACGTGGTCCGGCCGCTCGGCGAGGGCCCGCACGATCTCGGCCACGTAATACTCCGGCACGAGGTCGTCATCGTCGATGAACGAGACGTAGTCGGTACCGGCCGCCGCAAGCAGCGCATCGCGGATCTCGCTGATCGACGGCTGGCCGTTGTTCCGCCAGGCGAGCACACGTACGCGCCCCTCGTGCTCGTCGAGCTGGGGCAGCAGCACGCCCATGAGGCGCATGAACAGGTCCTCGCGCTGGCCTAGGGTCGGCACGAGGATGGTCCAGGTGGGCAGGTCTGTCACGGTGTTCCGCCTTCGCTCTGAATCTGCTCGCAGTCCGCCCGGAGGTAGACCGGTTCGCTCGGCATGACGGTCGACTTGACCCGCAGGTCGTCGCCGTCGTCGAGGGCCACGAGGTGATCCCCGCGGCGGATGTCGGCGTTCGGCTTCGCATGCACGATGACGGAGAACGAGGCGCCGGCCTGCTGCGCTTCGAGCTGCTCGACGCCGGCGGGCTGCGACACCTTGACCCGGATCGGCCGGCCGACCTGCACCTCGTTGACGGTGCTGCCGCCGATGTCGTCGCTCACGGTCACGGGGCGCATGACCTTGAAGCGGCGATTCAGCTCATGCAGCCCGATCTCGCCGCCGATCACTCCGCGGTCACCTCGTCCCACACGTCAAGGCCCTGATCGGCGCTGTAGGGGCTGACGAGGGTGACCGGAACGAAGCTACTGATGCCGGCCGCCTTGCGGATGTCCCGCTCCTCCTGGTCGGTCAGATAGACCGCCTCGCCTCCCTCGCGCCCCTGGCGGTCGTAGCTCTTCGAGCTGTCGCCGATCGAGCGCTGAGACAGCCCGTGCGGGTTCTCGAAGGCTCGCGCGGCGGCGGCCACACAAATCCGAGCGACCCGGCGGGGCACGTTGTCGAGGGCGTTCGCGGTGGTCAGCCATGTCTTTTCGGCGACGTCCCGGATGAGCTCGCTGGCCTCGTCGAGCAGGTACTCCCCGCGGTCGCGCTCGGTCTCATCGAAGTCCTCGGGCAGCGCGCCGAGCTTGCGGGCCAGCATGCCGAAGCTGGCCAGCGGCGGTGCCTCGTCCTCGGCGGCCGCGACGTAGAAGTAGCCGTCCTCGGTGTCCTCGACCCCGCCCGTGATGCTCCACACGTACGCGTAGCGCCCCGCCGTGGCCGCCTGGTCGGCAGGGATGACGGCGTCGAGGATGCCGGTGCCGCCCGAGGTCGGTGTGGCGTCGTAGGTGGCCCCGCCGGGCTTCGTCAAGGTGAGCGTTCCCGTGACGCCGACGGGGGCGCCGGTGTCCGGGTCGGTCGCCAGGTAGCGCAACGGGATGGGGTCCCCGAGATCGTATCGCCGCACGCTGCCTCCCTAGTCCGTGACCTGCACGCGGGTAACGATACGGCCCGAGCCGTCACGGGAGACGTCGCGCGTCGACCCGCGACGGCTGGTCAGCCACGGGCCCCGCGGGCGCGCCAAGCTTCCGTCGCTCCCCGCGGCCGCCGTTGCCAGGACCAGGCCCAGAGCTGTCGCCCCTGCAGAGTCTCGTCGACCCGCGACGGCTGGCGCGAGGTTCAGGCTCACCGACGCTGTGCCGCGGGAGTCCCGGGCGCCGGCCGCGGCGGGGGCCAGCACGAGGTGCGAGGCGATGGCGCCTTGCGCCGGGCCGATGACGGGGGCGTGGCCGGTGAGCGCGAGCGCGAAATTCAGGCCCAGCGAGGCCGAGCCGTCGTGGGCGGCCGCGCCCGACACGTCGGTGGCGAGGTTCAGGCCGAGGGCGGCGGCGCCCTCGTGATCTGTCGCGCCCGACGTCGCGAGCGACAGGTCAAGGCCTACGGCGACGGAGCCTTCGGCCGGCGCGACGCCGGCGGCCTCCCAGATCGGGGAGACGTGGTAGAGCGCGGTTCTGACGCCGTTGTCCGGGAATCCGGGCTCGACGTGCAGCCAGCCGTCGGGGTTGGCGGTGACCATGCCGCTGCTGCTGGCCGGCCAGCCTGCCCAATCGGAGGTCAGGGTGAAGAAAATCGTTTCGACGGAGACGCGGTAGGAGCCGGCCGGTACGTCGATCGGGTCGTCGAAAAAGATCTGCTGCCGGGTGCCGGCCACGGCCGTGAAGCTCTTCGAGGCGAGCAGCGCGCCGTCGGAAACCCGCCACCACTTGACCACCGGCGTGATGCCGGGGGCGCTCAGCGGGGTGAACCACTCGACGCCGAGGCCCTGGCCGTCGGAGAGCGTGGAGAAACCGACGGCGAGGTCGTATATCTGGGCGCCGTCGTTGACGTTGGTGGCGACCGGGTCGGGCAGACCGAGGGTCTCTACGGCCACGGTGCGGCCTAGGTGGACGAGCCGGTGATGGTCGCCGAGGTGATGCTGAATTCGCCGGCAGCGTTGAACGCCTGATCCCCGGTCAGCGCGTCGTAGCCATAGAAGGTGCCGGCCGTGCTGGCGCTGAAATAGAGGCCGTGCGTCGCGCCGTCGAGCGGCGTGCCGGTGTAGTCGTGCGGGACGGCGGAGTCGGTGATCGTCACGCCGGACAGCGACAGGGTCATCTGCCGGCGCTGGGCGCTGGTCTGGTCGGCCGCCGTGGGGCCGTCACCGACGGCCAGCCAGAAAACCGCCTCGTTGCCGTCTTCGAGCAGGGCGTTAATCCCCGCGGTGTTCAGCGGCATTGCCGAGATCCTCTCGCCGATCGTCGTCCCACGGGAGGGGGTCGCCGCCGGCGGCGTCCGGGACGAGGCCCCGCGGGGGGTCGTTCATGAGGCGGGCCTCGGCCGCGTCCCGCCGCTCCTCGATGAGCTTGCGGGTCACGGCCGAGGCGTCGGACGGAGAGGTCACGAACCGTTGACGATCTGCACCGCGCGCTTGAGCGATTTGGTGCTGGCCGGGTTGCTCGGGGTGTCGGGGTCCAGCACGGTGGCGGTGCCGACCCACGCGTTCACGAGGGACCGGTCGGTCGTGTTCGTGTAGTCGTAGTCGGACAGCCAGCGGATCGAGACACCGTCCCAGTAGCCCATGGCGCCGCCGGGCTCGCCCATGGTGCGGACGCTGGCGGCGTTGGCGCCACGGGGCACGAGCGGGGCGCGGGTGGCCAGCACGAAGGCCGTCCGGTGGTAGCCGTAAGCCGCGTCGTCGTCGATGTCGGTCGAGCTGACCACGTTGAACTCGGCGATCCGGCCGATGGTCCGCTCGCGCAGCGCGCTCGTGGCCTGGTCGGCACCGACCGAGTCGGCCCGGACGAATCGGTCGTCGGTGATGATCTCTTCCTTGACGTCCGCGCCGACGAGCAGCGTACGCTCGCTGGCCGGCACGTGCTGCTTGTCGAGCAGCTTCGCCGCCCGGGCGGCGATGAGATACCAGTCGCGCCGGCCGCCCACCTTGAACTCGGTCCAGTCGGGGTTGATCGACATCGCGCCCGGGTAGGTGGCGTTCTCGATCTCGTCGATCGCCTCGTCTTCGAGACCCTCGGCGACCGCGCGAATCTGCGGGTTGAGGACCTGCGTGGCGAAGTCGACGATGTCGAGCGTGAGCTCTTCGTCGGTGATCGGGGCGCCGTTGTAGACGTCGGTCGTGAGCTGCACCGGGATCGAGAACTCGGTCGAGGTGTCGTTGATGATCGCGGTGCCGGCGCGCAGGGTCCGCTTGCGGGCGGTGCGCCGGGCCGGGATGCGCATGTTGACGGTGTCGTTCAGCGCACCGGTGAACTCGCCCGGGTTGACCGCGTCGGTCCACAGGGTCCGGGCCACGACGAGCTCGCGGTACAGCAGGCCGATCGCCGTGTTGGCGATCTTCGACGGCTTCAAGAACGTGTTGGCCACGTCAATTACTCCTGTTCTCGTAGCGGTCGGATCGGCCGTACCGCCGGGTGGTTACCGCCGGGGGATGGCCTCGGCGAGCTTGAGCGGGTTGGTTTCGTCGGGCGCGGATTCGGTGCGGGGGGCGCCGCTGCGAAGGGTCTCGCGCGGGCGCGTGCGCGCCGCGGGCGCTGGCTGCCGCGGCGTCTCCGCCACAGTTTCCTCGCCCTCGTCCTCGCCCTCGGTCTCCTCCCCCTTCGGTGCGCTGGCGTCCTTCGTCTTGCCCTTCGGCGTGATGCCGAGGTCGTCCATCGTCTCCCGGCCATCCGCGAGCAGCTCGGCCTTTGTGGTGCCCGACAGCTTGCCGGCCAGCCGCACCGAGATGCCGAGCTCGTCGGCCACCTCGCGGATCAGGCCCTGGCGCTCGGCAGCCGCCGCGCGCTTTTCCGTCGCCGCAAGCTTTTCCTCGATCCGATCGAGCTGCGTCTTGTTCTTGTCGGCCTCGGCGGCCTTCGTCTTGAGGTCGTCGTAGTCGGCATACCTCGCGGTCAGCTTTTCCCGCTCCCGGCTGGCGCCGGCCGCGAAAGCGCGGTCGATGTCGGCCTGCGTGAGCGTCTTGGTGGTGCCCGGCGTGGTGCCGTCGTCGTCAGCCATTGCCCGGATCTCCGTCCGTTGATTTCCCTACCGCCGGGCTGCCGTTCGCGAGCCAGCGGCGGTAGTTATTGAGCTGATTATTGCTCGTGCCCTCCGACATTGTGCCAGAGGTGCGCGCCCATTCCTGTGCGGTCCGGTACTCCCTCAGGTATTTCTCGGACTGCTCGACCGCAAGGCCGCTGTCCTGCTCGCCGCGGAAGACCGCCTCGGGCATGCACGCGTCGTGATCATGCGCCTCGAAGTCGGCCGACTTTTCCGATTTGTACACGGGCCCGCGGCTGGCCAGCGTCCGGCAGAACGTGCAGGGGTCGCCGCTCGTCACCCGGGCCCACCCAAGCGCCCGGGGGTCGCGATCGACGGCGCCGGTGATGGTCATCCTGCCGCCGGAGAGCACGAGCTTGGTCAGGGCGCCGGCCACCCGGACGAGGCCGTTCGCCTTCGCACGGGTGATGTCCATGCCGCTCTTGCGCCCGTCGATGATGCCCTTCAAGGCGGCGCCGCGTAGCTGGCCGGCCATGAAATCGACGCCCGGGCGCGACGCGCGGGGAACGGCCAGCGCGCCGACGCCCTCGACGCGACGGAAGAGGCCGTAGTAGTTCGCCGCGGCGGCAGCCGACTGATCGAAGCCCTCGCCGGCCAGCAGCGCTGCGGCCCGGGCAAACGTCTCGATGGTGCCCGAGAGGTCGGTGACGTCGACGATGCTCCACAGCCGCAGCAGCCCTTGCAGCGAGCCGGCCCGGGCGGCGAGCTGCGCCGCCCGGTTGGCCTCGGTAAGGGCGGCGCCGGCCGCGGTCAGGGCCATTACGCGTTCACGCCCCGCGGCAGGATGAGGCCGGACTGCGTACGCGTCTCACCGGGAACCGTCGCGCCGGCCGGCGGGGGCGACGCCTGCGAGTTGAGCAACGAGGTGAGCTGGCCGAGCGAGTCACCCTCGGCGGCCGCGGCCTTCCATCGCTCGACGTCCTGTCGCGTCGCGCCCGGGATGCGGTCCCACAGCATCTGCGGGGGAACGTTCAGCATCTGCGCGACCTTGCCGAGGCCGTCGATGATGGCACCGAACGCGCGGGCGCTGGTATCGCGCCAGACGACCTCGATGTCGTCGGGCACCTCGATGCCGATCAGGTCGCCGATGGTCTGCGCGAGCTGCTCGTGGGACTCGCCGAGCGAGGTCTTGGCCAGCTCGACCTTCCGGTCACGGCCGGCCTCGGCCGCCGCGAGCGCCTCGGCCGAGAGGTTCACCAGCTCGCCGATCAGCTCGTGCACGGGAGTCTCGGAGAGCGTGGCCGCGTATTTGAGAACCGCCTCGCGTGAGGCGAGCATGCCGGACAGCTCGGTCTGGTTGAACTCGCCGAGCTCGATGTCGTCCGGGTGCTCCTCGAAGGTCCACAGTTGCGACGCCGCGGACTTCATCTTCATCGTGCGATTCTCGGGGACCCAGCCCTTCACCCAGCGCTGGCGGAACGCGGAATACCACTCAGCACCCTTGAGCGCGAACGACGAGACATCCACCTGATCTTGCAGCGTCATCAGCGGCGCGACCTCGCCGGCCGTCATCACGGCGGTCGTCGTGTTCTGCGCTGAGCCGACGGCCCGGAACGGGATGGGCTCGTCGTCGCTGTCCAGGTCCTCGAAGGGGAGATATTTGATGACCGGGACGTAATCGATCTGCTCGATGACCTGCGGATCCCGAATCAGCCCGAGGGTCTTCTTTTCCGGGTTGTAGCCGAGCGTGTAAACGCCGACGTCGCCGGAACTGTCGACGGCGTAAAGGCGGTACCGGTTGTTCCGGCCGCCCTTTAGCCACTCGATCGCCATGACCGGGTAATCGGGCTCGTCGGGGTCGTAAAGGGCGTGCATCCGCCGGGGCGAAACGGCGCGCACGACGGGGGTCGGCACGCCCGGCATCACGACGTTGTAGCCGTATCCGTACTGGAATACGGTGCGGTAGAGGCCGCCCTGCCCCCGGTCGAGGCGGTTGGCCTGCCAGGTTTTCCAGACCGGCCGGATCGGCTCGTCGGGGTCGCTGCTGCCCGCGGGCACGAGGTCGGTCCCCGGCGGGGTGTTCGCCGCGGGGGACGGGCTGTCGGTCACCCGGATGTTGTCGACGTACAGCGACTGCACGAGCGAGTTGAGCACGATGGCTATCAGGTTGATCCGCGCGATGCGGGCCAGCTCGCGCACCTCGGCCGGCGCGTCCCGCGGGACGACGAGCGGCAGTGCCTGCTGGCCGGTGGCGTAGCGGCGCAGGACGTCGAGGTCCTGCCGCTCGGTGTCGAGCTGCCCGCGGAGGTAGCTGGCGGCCTGAAGCACCTCATCCTCGTCGAGCACTAGAAAACCGCCCTCCCGCTACCGGCGCCTTCGCGGCGAACGCGAATTTTCCCGCTGTTGAGCACGATCCTACGGCCCATGCGCGCACCCACTCCACACACGGCGAGGTCGATGTGTTTCTTGGAGTCGCGCGTCACCTTGCCCAGGCTCACGCCCCAGGGATTCGGCCGGCGTTTGGCGTTGAGAAAGTGGGCGTGAGCAACGGCGTCACCGTCCCACGTGAAAGCGCTCTCGCCGAGCTCTTCGATGTCCTCGACCGTTTGCATGGCGGCCTGCGTGAAGAGCCGGTTGCGCTCGATGCCACCGGGCATCTTGATCCGCATGTCGAAGAGCACGCTGTTACCGCGGGCGCCGGGGGTTGCCCAGATCTTGAGCTTGCGGTGAAAATCCCGGTGCCATGCGTCGATCTGCGGCATCCAGTAGAGCGCCTCGGTTTCGTCGTCTTTCGCCGGCGACGGATCGACGCCAAACCAGGCGACCGTGTAGTAGCCGAAGGCGTGCCGGACGACGTCATCCACCTGATCGCGGGGGGCTAGCCAGCCCTCGCCGGCCTTGCCCCGCGGCGGGGCCCACACACCGAGCTTGAAGAGGTGACCGTCGCGCAGGCGGCAGCCCATGATGCCGGTGGCGTCGCCGCTCTTCGAGCAGTCCAGGAACATCGTGATCTGCTCTTTCGGGGCGATCTTGACCGACCTGCGCACGAGGGCGGCGAGCTTGCGCGGATCCACCCACGCGTCTTCCGCGGCGCCGAGGCCGTTCAGGTAGTAGCGGATGGCATCCGCCGGGGGGAGCTCGGGATCGAGCACCTCGCCGAACAGGCGCTCAAGGTCTGCCCACGCCGCGTCCGCGTACGCGGCGCGCAGGCCGGCGCGCAAGCTCTCGGGCTCGAAGATGTTCGTGTCCGGCGGCGCCTCAATCGAGTCGTACAGGATGTCGACGGGAATGGCTGGATTCTCAGCGTGCGCGGCCACCTGCTTTTGCCAGGCCTCGAAGGTCCTCTCGGCGATCGAGTCCTGCCCTTGCGCGTGGGCGTTCGTCCCGTCGAGCGTGCGCGCCTGTAGCCATTTGGGGCTTTTGCCGACGTTACGCCGGGCCACCTTCGCGACGCGGTGCCCACCATTCGATTCGGTCATGTGGTGCGTCTCGTTCAAGAAGACCGCGGTGGCCGGGTCGCCTTCGGCCGTAGCCTCGGATGCCGTGAGCACTTCGAGCCGGCCGCCCGTGCCCCGCACGCTCGTCTGCGTCTTGCCGACGTCGAGGTCGTAGTGGGCGCGCGCCTCTTTCGACCACATCGCGTTGGCGACCGCCAACACATCCTTGCCCTGCGCCTCGGAGTTGGCGGCGATCTGCACGAGCGGCATGAGGTGCGGCACGCCGATCCAGCGGCCGGCCTCGTCGTCGTAAACGAGCTGCGTCGGACCGACGAGCTCGGCATCACAGAACGAGGCGCCGAAAGGGTCCTTACCGGTGCCCTTAGACCCGCGCTTAGCCCCGCGACGGTAAATGAACCTTCCCGTTTCGGGGTCGAATCCATACCAGAGGATGAGGAATCGCTTTTGCCCCGCCGTGTAGCGCCAGGGGGCACCCGTCTGGTAGTCGATCAACCCCGGGCCGATGTCCGGCCGGCGCCCCTCCGCCCAGTCGATGACACCGGGGCCGATCGAGTTGGCGATGAGCAGGTCTTTGGCCGGCTGCTCAAGGGGGAACGGCAGCGTCACCCACGCCGTCGTCCCATACCAGGGATCAACCCGGTACCCCGGGAGCATGAGCTCGGCGGCCCCCGGGCGATCGAGGGTCGCGCTGGTCATCGTGGGGCCGTCAACAACCTGTCAATGGGGCTACCGAGGCACTCCTGCGCCTCGGTACGCTCCGTTCTGATCGTCGCGCACTCACTGCACTCTTCCCAGGTGTCAACGACATCGCGCAGCCGTGGATGTCGGACAAATTTTCCGACCCAGTTATGCCCCATGGCGCGTCTGCTTTCGATGGTGGCGCTCAAGGGCGCGCCGCTCAGCGCGCGAGAGGGTGGCCCACTTCGCCGGGTCGGCCACCCATGCCGGCGTACGCGGTAGCTGTCGCGTCTCGCTCGAGGGGGACGCGACGGATGCGGCCTCGTACGGGCCCGGGGGCGGTAGCTCGCCGGCACGGTGATACGCGGCGATCTCTTCGTCCGCCAGCGGGGCCAGGCGCCGGGGGCCGTTCGGGTGCGTCGGATCGAGATTGGGGAATTCGAACTCGTCAACGATCCGCGGATTGGAGCGCGGGTCCTCCATTACGACTCCTCCGGTTCCGGCTGGCCGAGCATGACGACCTCGTCACCGATCACCTCGGAGGGCGCGGCGCGGGGGTCACGAAACATCGAGCTGTGCAGCCATCGATTCGAGACGTCGGAACCGAACTCTCCACAGGTGACGCACCGGGGACGGCCGGGGTCCGCCGCGGGGTCGAGACGCTCATGCGGGCATTCGGGCGGTGTCCGGAAGCTGGTAGGGCAGGGGCGCTCGGCGAGGGTATGCAGCGCGCAACGGGCGGTGCCGAGCACGATGACACGGTCCGCGGTGTCGGTGAATACGTCGTCCGCCGTGCAGAACTCCTCCGGCACGTCGAGCGGCCAGGAGTAGATCACACGCGATGTGGGCGACCACGGCAGCGTGCGGTTTTGCAGCCTGGCGAAGCTGCCCATCACTCCACTTCCCAACGCGGGCCATCAGGCTTGCAGCCGTACGGGCAGGAGCCGGCGTCGCGGACAGTGCCCAGTTCATCCACGATGCACGTGTGATAGGGAAGCGGGCCGGCGGCGAGGTACCTGTCGGCCTGAGCGGTGAATGCTCTCGCTTTCTCCCGGTAGGTACGAATCGCCTCGACCTCGTACGGGTGGAGCTCGACGTCCTTCACGCCAGCCATGGTCAGCAGGCGCCGAACCTTGCCGACCGCCTCGGGGCCGAGCGAGCCGTGCGCGGTGATCATCATTTCAGTGGTGATCTTCGTCGCCATCAGAGGTCCCGGTAGTCGTTCATGCTGACGACGTTGGCGCCGGCGGCCGCGGCGGACGACGGCTGGCCGGCCGGCTCGATGTAGCGGATGCGCAGATCTCGTCGAGCATCGGCGTAAACGCCGAGCAGCTTTTCCCGCTGGCGCAGCTCGGGCCCGGTGTAGCCCTTCCATCCCTCGCAGGTGCGCGCGTGCACCTCGGCCGTCATGGCGGCGAACGCCCAGTCCGACGCCTCCCACAGCTTCGCGTGCGGCATCCGGGAAACGACGCGCCACCACAGCTTCGTGGCCTCGGGCCAGTCCTCGCCGGGGATGATGCCGGCCTCGGCCCACGTCACCGCGTCGTTGCTGTTGGCCCGCGGCGGCAGCTCGGGGCCGTCCTCGAAGGGCACGCGCTCGACCTCGGTCCACCCCGCTACGGGGTGGCGGTGCCGCACCTGCGAACGGTCTTCCTTCGGCTTCACGCCTGGCAGCGCCATGGCATCCCTCCCTCTCCCTTGCTAAGAACCTAGCATACTCGTCACTCCCAGCGACAGTTACGCAGCGTAACTACGTTACTCTAAGTAATGTCCGTATTGCCCCGGTTGCATCGGATTTAATTTGCACAGGCCCGGAGACGCT